CATCGCCCGACGAAGCTAATTCGCGCCGGTCATACGGATTGGTCCTTTGTGGGTCTCACGTTCGGCCCGCTGATCGCCGTGCCGACCGGCGTCAGCGGATCCGCAACCGTAGCGAACACCGATGCTCCCAACAGCGGCAACGCCTATTTCCCGCAGAACGCGACCTATGTCGTCACGGCTTTCAATGAGGACACGGGACAGGAAAGCCGAGCGTCGAGCTCAGTCACATTACTCAACGATCTCGGTCTGAAGCGGAATTTCAATAGTGTGTCGTGGGTCGCGGTTACGGGCGCGACGGCGTATCGCGTCTATAAAGCCGAGAACAGCCAGCTTTACGGCTACATCGGTACGACCGATCAACTGACCTTCACCGACGACAATATCGGACCAGACCTGAGTGTTGGCCCCCCGATCGGCGACGATCCCTTCCCGACTGCCGCAGATTATCCGGGCAGCATTACTTTCCACGAGCAGCGCGCCTTCTGGGCTCGGACGACGAACCGCCCGAATGGCGTCTTTGCCTCGCGTTCTGCAGACTTCGAGAATATGGATTTCACCCGCCCCACACGGGAAGACGACGCCTTCGTTATCGGCCTGGTCGCCAACAAGGTGAACGCGGTCAACAAGCTCGTCTCGACCAAGCAGGGCCTCTTGGCTCTGACCAGCAACAACATCTTTTCGATTCAGGGGTCGAACGAAGATTACATTGCCGCCTCGCCGCCGCCTCGAGTTCGGCCGGAGGTCAGCCGCGGCGTCTCCCGGCTGAAGCCAGTTAGCCTCGACAATGTCACTTTCTATGAAACGTCCAAGACCGGCGAGATTCGCGCGATCGGCTACAAGTTCGAAATCGACGGTCTTCAAACCGACGACATGACGATATTCTCGCGCCATCTTTTCACCAATTACAACATCGTCGATTGGGCTTTCTCCGAAAAGCCGATGTCCGCGCTGATCGGCGTCCGTAGCGATGGCAAGCTCCTGATGCTGACATGGGACCAGGCGCAACAAGTCTGGGGTTGGACCCTCTGCGAGACCGATGGCACGTTCGTCGGAGTCACGGGTGTTACCGAGCAGGGCGAGGACCGCGTCTATTTCCTCGTCCAGCGCACGATCCAAGGCGGGACCAAGCTCTATGTTGAGCGCATGGGGTCGGAGCTATGGACCGATCAGAAGAACGCCTGCCTGCTTGACTGCGCCCGGACTTTCAACAGCCCTATCAAGATCTCCCAGGTAGATCGCCTCGATCACCTTGAGGGTAAGACCGTGTATGCCTTCGTCGACGGCAACGTCATCACCGACAACGGCGGGGCGCCGCTGGTGGTCGCGAACGGAAAGATCACTCTCCCGATCAGCGGCTATATAATCACGGTTGGCCTGCCGTTCACCGCGACGATCGAAACGCTTCCGCTGGCGATGCAGACGGGGCAGGGGTGGAATGTGGCGCGGCCTCAGCAAGTAAATAAGGCTGTGCTCCGCGTTGTGGAGACGAGGGGCATCCGGGCGGGCACCAATGCGGTCGACGCGAGCGGGAATTATACCAGCCTGTTCCCGGTCAAGCAGCGTGAGAACGAGCCTTATGGGCAACCAACCTCGCTGAAGACTGGCGATTTTCAAGTCGATATGGCTGGCACCACAGGCAACGAGACGGTTGTCGTGGTGCAATCTACCGACCCGACGCCGATGCATATCTCCGCGATCCTCGTTGAGCCGAAGATGGGAGACGTTTCCTGAGGGCTGTCGTCGTTCCTGCGGCGCTGATTCATGTTGGGCCGATCGCTGCGAACATGCGTGAGATTGACGTCCGCGAATGCGAGGCGCTTGGCAGATCGCCCAAGGATGCCCTCAGGAACGGCCTCAGAGCGTCGCTAAGCGCGTTCACGGCGCTGGAAGGCCAAACTCCCCTAGCGATGTTTGGCATCGTTCCTGCTGCCATCATGGGAGGCTCCGGGCGCATTTGGTTCCTGAGTGTCGATCGGACCTTTGATTATCGGCGGCAAATGGTCAGCTTTGGCCGGTTCATCGTCGCCGAATGGCTGAAGGATTTCGAGCGGCTTGAGAACATCGTTGCCGTGGATAACGTGAAGGCGCTCCGAATGCTTAAGGCATGGGGCTTTTCGATGGGCGGCGAGCGGCAGGTTTTGAGAGGGGTTGAGTTCTTGCCGTTCTGGCGCGAACGGGCGGCGATTCAAGAACCGAGGCAGGCCGCATAGCGCTCTGTAGCATGTGTGCTCCCATGGCGGCTCTCCCGCTCATTGCTGCTGGCGTGTCCGCCGCGGGAACGCTCGTCGGCGGCTATAATGCTCTTCAGCAGGGCAAGTACCAGTCGGGCGTCGATCAGCAAAATGCGGCGCTCGAGCGCGAAGCCGCCGAACAAAGCCTGAAGCAAGGCTACCAGGAGCGTGTCGACTATTGGCGCAAGGTCGGCAACGTCAAAGGGCAGCAAGTCGCCTCGATGGCGGCAAACGGGATTGATGTCGGCTATGGCACCGCCGCGCGCATCCAGGGCGACACCCAGATGCTCGCCAATGAGGATGCGGCGAATCTCTATCAGAACATCAAGAACCGCACCCGCGGCTTCGTCATCAATTCCTACAATGACCAGATGGACGCGAGGGCGGCAAGGGCCGCGGGCACCGCCGCGCTGGTCGGCTCGGTCTTCAACGCCGGAAGCTCGATCCTTGGCGGCGTTTCCCAGATGCAGAGTCTTAAGGCCAAGCTCGGCACAAGTTACGCCGGGAACGGCTGAACATGCCGCGAGTGGACGTCTTCGAAGGCGGCAATATTCCGCTTCAAGGGACGACCGACGCCCGCGTCAAACCCGCTGACTTTAGCGCGCCTGGAGAGATCGCGGCGAAGACGGCTCAGAACATTGGCTCGCAGCTTAGCGATTATGCCGATCAGCGCGCCCAGGTTCAGGATCTGCAGGACCGCGCCGCAGTCAAAGACGCCGTCAATCAGGTAACGAGCCACTACAGCGAAGCCGGCTTCACGGGACCCGATCCGTTCTACAGCAAAGACGGCAAGGACGCGCTGCTCGCTCGGCCGGATTTCGAAAAGACCATCGACGGCGTCATATCGCAGCAGAAAACCGCGCTGAAAACGCCGAACCAACAGCGGCTTTTTGATCAGGCGATGGCGCCTCAACGGCAGGAGTGGGGCGTTCAGATCGCACAGCATGCCGACAAGGCAGCCAAAACTTATGACGTCGACGAGAGCGCGTCGCGAGTGTCAAACGCCGGCGAGCTCGCGCGCTACACCTACATGGGCGATCCCGGGCATGGCGAAGCCCAGATTTCAACCGGCATCGACGAGATACACCACCTTGGTCAGCTTCAATCGTGGGGGCCCGAGAAGACGGCTGTCGAAACTCTGAAATTCACCTCTGGAACGTACAGGGACATCGGCACCGACGTCGCCTACCAAGGGCCGGACGGGCCTAAGGTCGCCCAGGCTCTACTCGACAAGCACGCGGGCTCAATGACCGGCGATGACCAGGCGGCCGTCGAAGCACACATCCGCGCCGCCCAGGACACGTTCGACGCCAAGCAGCGACAGGCAGAGGCCGACCAGCGGCGCCTTGTCGAGCAGGCGCAGAAGGAAGCCCGAATCAGGGCAGAGACCGCAGCGGGCCAACTGGACTCCGGTCTGCCAATGGATCCGAGAACCTATGCGTCAGCTGTCTCTGACGCCCAGACCGCGCAGGACGTCGGCCTATTGAAGAAGCTGCAGGATGGCCAGCTCAAGAACACGACGCTGTTCACCCATCAGCACGACAACCCGCTCGACCTTCAGAACCAGATCAACGCGCTTTCGTCCGACATCACCAAGGCCGGGATGAAGGCTGACCCGAACAAGATCACGCAGCGAGACGCATTGCAGCAGCTTTACAGTAATTCGTCGGAGCAGCTTCGCACGAACGGCATCGGCTGGCTCGCGCAGCATCAGGGCGCCGATCCGCAGCCTCTCAACGTCATGGACCCGGCAAGCATCCAGGCGAGGGTCGGTCTCGTGACGCAGGGCCGGACTCAGACGGGGCAGAACATCGCTCCGCTTCAGCCGGCGGAGGTCGCACAGATCGCGCCGCTGTGG